CACCGGAACTTTCACCCACAAGCATAATCATTTCCATAATAAAAGGCATGACTAACATACCTATGTCAACGCTGTGAACACCATCCATAACACTGCCTAACTGTATTGTATTAGCTAATGTTGTGACAGGCACACCCATCTCTAACACGTCTACGAGTTGGTCTGTAAATTCCTCTGATGACATTCTTTCTAAATAGTATTCTATGGCTTCATCTACTGTTGAGTATTGTGGTGGATTTAGCCAAGGTCTACCATTTATTTCTGCTGTTAATGACTGTCCTGCTATAGGACCATCAAGCAGTGGTTGGTTCAGTTCTGTCATTTTCTAATATCTCTTGTCTTTTTCTACGTAATATAGATACGTGTTTAGCCACACGTTCTGATGGGTTATCTACCCCTGATTCTTTTCTAGCTTTATCAGGCTGACTACGAGCAAGTAATCCACGTGTTGCCTTAACATCTGTGTCCTCACCCTCTTCTACTTTTAAGTTTCTATATAATCTAGTAGGTGCTTCGTTACTTAACCTGCTTGACATTCTAGTGCCTTTCCTTTTTCTTTAATCACAAAATCCATAAACTTTTTCGTAACCCATTTCAATATAGGCTTGTTACTTATATAACTAGCATACGCTTCGCCATGATTTTTGTATAGATTCTTAAACCATTTAGGTGCTTTGTACTTTATCCACATACGGAATACAAACCAACGTGGGTCACCTTTACCATAAACTTCTCTTGCTACCCAACAAAAAGTAGCACCTATATACGCAGAGCCTAATGTTCCAATCAGGCTACCAATCGCACTACCTGCAGCAGTTGACTCTCCTCGTTTAGCTACTTCAGTTTGTGTGTCAGCATTTAAGTTAGCGATGGACATATCAGCGTATCTGTTAAGTTCATTCTCAGCAGATGTCCATGCCCATTCCATAGTATCAGCATAATATTGCCATAAGTTGTTATAGGATAAGTTAGATATATTTAGTAAGTTATTAGCATTTAATTCATTAATTCTGTTAGTAGAAGCAGTATCAGCAGTCGCTATCTGTCTTCTCCACTGTGCATTGTTTTGGTCAATCACTAATCTATTCTGTGCATTGAAAGTATCTCTTTGATTATTTAACTCTGCATTAAATCTCTCTAATACGTTTCTTTGTCCTGCATTATATTGTGATTGTGCGTTTGCTTGTGTCGCATTAAACTGTGCAGACTGTGTGGCTAAGTTAGCAAAGAATTGGTCTACTTGATTCTGACTAGATGCATTGAATTGATTACTAGCATTTATTGCAGCTTGGTCTGTAAACAAACTTTGTACTCTTTGTTGTGCCTTAAACAATTCTACTTGCTGTTGGTTACTTAAATTAGCCATATCTTTTTGTAAGAAGTTTTGTGCATTCTGTACTGCAGCTTGTTGTCTGTTATTAAGATTAGATAAATCCATATTTGCTAAAGCAGAAGCCTCTGCTATAACAATCGCTTGTTGGTTAGACAAGTTTTGTAGATTCATTGTACTAGCTAAACGACTATTCTCTACTGCTATTTGTTGGTCAGCAGTAAAGTTTCTATTTGCAACATCGGCTATACGAGCAGAGTTTTGTACTCTTGCTTGGAACTCTTGGTCAAACTCTTGTCCAATAAAAGCTGCCCTTTGTTGAGCAGCTAACATAGCACGTTGTTGCCTATTAGATAAGTTCTGTGCTTCAAACGTAGCTACTGTTCTAGCATCTGCCTGTGCTATAGGTAAAGCAGACTCCATTGCAGCCTGTACAAGTGCCTGTCCTGCGATACTAGAAGCACCTAAACCTCTTTGTTGCATAACTGCTTGTACACCTCTGATTGCACCTGCTGCCCACGAAGGTGGATTAGTTGCATCAAAGTTTGCAGTTAAACTTGCTAGTTGCCCTTGAACAGTTGCTTTTTCACTTGCTGTGGCAGTAGCTGCCTGAATCTGTTCAGTAAATGCTTTTGCTGTTTCAGCATTAGCTGCAGAAGAAACTAATTCACCTGCTTGTATCTGTCTTTGTACAGGGTTTGTTATTGTTGTAGCAGTTCCTTGAGCAGCATTTAAATCGCCTACAGCAGACTTAACTTGCTGTGCTGCCACTATCTCTGCTTTAGGGTCTTGTGTTGCCTGTGCTGCTTGAACTGTGTTTAATGTATTAGCGACATTAGCAGAAGCAGTTTCGGCTGTCATTACATTAGCATCTGTAGCTGTAGGAACTTGTGTCATGGTTGTTGTAGCCATAGCTGTAGGCACTGCAACTGCACCTGCTACTTGTCCTTGATTTGTGGGTATAAACTGCCCTGCTTCCTGCCCTATGCCAACACCTTGTATTTGTGTTCCTTGAGGCAGAGCAGGTGCAGACAATCTCTGTGCTGCAACGTCTGTTATATCAGATGTAGTAGGTATGTTCTGTATAGGAATAGGCTGTGCAGGTAAATTACCTTGTGCTTGATTGTTTGCAGGGAGTAATCTTTCAACTATATCGCCACCCCTTGCGTCTTCAGGTCTTGTTGGAGCTACGATTGGTTGAGGTGCTACTGCATCTCTTGGGTCTACTAAAGGTGGTAATTGGTCAAATCCAAACTGTTGACCTATATCATACCTTGCTTTTGCTTCGGGAAACTGATTAAATATTTCTCCATAGTTACCTCTAAAAACAAAATCTCCCGGCTTATCAGGAGCACCACTTCCTGCTTGTAAGAACTGCCCTGTTTTAGGATTATATCCAAATGACATTACAGCAGGTCTAATAGTCATTGGACCTCCCTCATACATATCTTGTGGAGCATACGGAACTGGCTGTGGTTTAAAATATGGTTGAACCATTATAGGTTCTGATTGTGTTCCCGGAACAATCATACTCGAAAGACCCCCTGTCTGCATTTTAACATAGCCACCTTCTGCCATCTTTCGTGCAGCATCTTCATAGACAATCATCTGTCTTTGCTTTTCAGGGTTTTGTTGCAGGTAGTTATCAAAGTTTACCATGTCACCACTGTAACCAAGCCTATTAGCTATTTTCTGCATTCCTTGTGGCTTAAAGCCTGTGAACATTGCCATTATCTACTTCCCATAAGTATCTTATCCAACTTATCTTCTAATCTTTTGAGTGCATCCATAAGATTGTGCATATCATCTTTCACATCATCCTTACGTGCATAATCTTCTCGTGTCTTGTTCAAGAGTATCTGTATGCGTTTGACCTCTTGGAACATCTTGTTAAATGCCCAACCGAATGGTACAACGACCATAGTCAGGATTATGTTCCAAAATAACATTGGGTCTATGCTGTCCATAGTTACTCCGTTGGTTTATCTGGAAATTTAAATCCAGTATCAGACATACTTGTATACGTTTTTGTTATATCTCTTAATTCTTGTCTATATGCTTTCCAAGTATCAGACATTGTTACATCGGAATTAGCCATCCAATCTGTCTCTGCTAACAAACTGTTTCTTTCTTTTCTAAGTTTAGATAATTGTCTTGCAGACTTATTTTTTTCCCACTCTGTATCTTGAGTTTCTAATGCAGTTTTTTCTGCATCTGTTAAATCAACTCTGACACCATCTACCATTTTATGTGTATAAGTCATACTGATTCTACTCCATATAAATTAAATACTCCAGTGGTTATATTTCCAGAAGAAAATGAAAATTTTATATTATTAAATGCAGTTGTATTAGTTGTGTGGAAACCTCCATACGTATGTTTAATTTGATTATTATGAACATAACCAGAATAATGCCACCACCCATTTCTTCTTTGTCCTGTTATAACACCATTACTTAAATTTGGCATCCATACTTCTAGAGTGCTACCAACACTAGCTGTGCTATCATAATCGTTACCCACAGTAAGAAAAGCTGCATTATTGCTATCATTTGCTATATCATCTACACTAGCTGCATCCATTCTAAAAGCCAAGTAACTTCCAAAAATACCACTACTAATGTAGCTACTGCCTGAATCTGTAGAAAACTCTAACTTTCCATCAACATCATCTGTTGCAGCAACTAGACCTATAACTTCTAGACGATAATTATCATATCCTCCAACAGTCATACTAACATTTGCAGTATCTGCTGTTGTTGTAGAAGATATTAAATTATTAGTAATACCTTTTGCTAAATCTGCTGCTTTGGTCATTGTTTATTCCTATCCTGTAAATGCGTCTGCATCTGTTATTGCTTTATCAATAACTGTAAAGTCCTCTTTATCCCAATCAGTCAATGTCTTTTGATACTTGAGATACCCAACACTACGTTCAACTCTTGCTTTCTTCTCGTCATGTGTCATGTCATGTCCAAAGTCTGCATTTGTTGCATCACTGCCTTTTGCATGGGTAGCAATTACAACATTGATTGTATCTGCTCCATCTAAACAACCCTTATATGCTTGTGCTATTTCTTCTGCTGTTCTTGACATTTTATTCTCCTTTTAGTGCTTTAACGTCTGCTTCTAATGTTTCTATTCTTGCAAGTGCTTCTTGTAATGATTTTGTTAAAAGAGGTACTAAAAATCCGTGGTCAATACCTTGTGGGTCAATATCACCATTTTCATCTACTGCATCTTTTTTTCCAGTAATGGCATTTGGTACAACTGATTCCACCTCATGTGCTAAAAAGCCATCAACTGTTTCATCAGGTGTCACTTTAAAATTAAACCTTGCAGGTTTGAGTTGTTTTAATCTTGTTGTTGCATCAAAGTCATAACCTACGTTTTCTTTAAGTCTGTAGTCTGAAGATGTTGAATAAACTGCTTGGTCACTAGAATTAGTATCAATCTGACCAGATGATGTAGCAGTGCTATCATTGCCACCTGCTAATCTAAAAAATTTTATCATAGTTTCTGTGCCAGAAGCATTTTTTGCACGAACAGCCATTTTGAAACTACCAGCATTTGAAACAAAAACTCTACTATTATTATTATCAACAAATAATCCTACTTCTCCACTTCCATCTGACACCACAATGTAATTATCTGCTGTCCGTAAATCAAGACCATCATGATTCCCATTGTACCCACCAATAATAGTATTATTTTCTCCACTAGTTATAGTTGAACCAGCTTGTTCGCCTATAAAAGTATTACTACTTGTAGCAACACAGGCTACACCTGCTTGTTCGCCTACAAACACATTGTCAGTACCAGTGCAATCAGTTCCTGCCAATCTTCCTATTGCTACATTACTATTACCACAATTAGCTGATAAAGCACCATCTCCTACAGCAACATTATAACTGCCATCATCTGTAGCATCCCCTGAGTCTGCTCCAACGAAGGTATTTCCACTTCCTGTTGTTACTGCTGTTCCTGCTCCATAGCCAACTGCTGTATTATTAGTGTTTGTGGCACTACTAAAGTTCTGTGTGGTTAAAGCACCTGCACCTACTGCTGTAGAACGACTGCCTTGTGTGTCTGTTACAAGAGCTTGTTGTCCGATTGCAGTATTGTAATCAGCATCAGTAAAAGATTGTCCTGCTTGTACTCCTATAAATGTATTATGAACTCCACTAGTTAATGCTTGTCCAGTATTAAATCCAACTGCTGTATTATTACTATTTGTAGAACTAGCATAAGTTTGTAATCTAAGAGAATTATAACCTATAGCCACAGTTCTATGTCCTGCTACATCTGCTGATAAAGCACCAGTACCAATTGCCACATTTGTAATTCCAGTGGTTAGAGCATCACCTGCTTCTGTACCCATTAACGTATTGTCAGTTCCTGTTGTTACTAATAAACCTGCTCTATAACCAACTGCTGTATTATTAGAATTTGTAGCAGATGAAAAATTTTGTTGTCTTAATGCTTCCCTACCAACAGCAACGGATTTACTGCCTTGTGTATCAGTAGAAAGTGCTTCTGAACCTATTGCTACATTTTCGTCAGCATCAGTCAGTGCATCTCCTGCAAGACCACCGATTAATGTATTGTTAACTCCTGTTGTTATTGATAATCCTGCCTGTGAACCCACTGCCGTATTGTAAGAAGATGTAAGTG